CTTCGGCTCATGGCAGTGGACCGCAAGGGCGACGTCAGCGACTGGCTCGATGCCGGCGGTACGATTGACGTGCTGTACGATCTTGCTCAGCAGGCCCCTGAGTGGCGTCCGGCAAGCCGCTTGCCGTTGACGTGGCTGGGAGACGAGGACCGCGTACCGCCCCGCAAATGGCTGGTGAAGGGACTTCTCGGTCGCAACGAGATGTCCATCGTCCATGCGCCGTCAGGTGGTGGAAAGAGCTTCTTTGCCCTGCATCTGTCCGCATCGATCGCCGCTGGTATGCAGTGGTACGATCATAGCGTGTGGGAATGCCCGGTGCTTTACATCGCCGCAGAGGGCTCCGCTGGCTTCCGCCTGCGCATGAAAGCATGGCGGCAGGCGCACCCAGAAGGTGAGGGCGCTCCCTTCGTGATGCTGCCGCGCTCCGTGGATCTGCTAGACCCCAAGAGCGATGCGATCGAGATAATCGAAGAGGCCACCAACGAGATCGCCGAGGCGACCGGTCAGGAGGTCGGGCTCATCGTGCTTGATACACTCTCTCGCATGATGCCGGGCGGCGTCGATAGCGAGCCGAGGGACGTGAAGGCGTTCCTCGAACATACCGAAAGGCTGCGCATCGAGACAGGTGCGCACGTCATGATCATTCACCACAGCGGAAAGGAGACTGACCGAGGGATGCGCGGCTCATCAATGCTGCGCGACTACGCGGACACTGTAATCGAAGTCAAAGCTAAGGACCTGGACGGCGCTCAGTGGGCCGAAGTCACGAAGCAGAAAGACGGAGAGGATGGTCGCAAGTACCGCTTCAACCTTCAGCAATCGACTGTCGGGATGGATGATGATGGAGATGACATAACCTCCTGCGTCCTAGAACCCATCGGCGCGAGCGAGGGCAATGAACCGGGAAAGAGGCCTCGCCTGAACGATCGGGAAGAAATTGCCCGTCGATGCCTCGCCGATCTGCTGGCGGACGTGACGTCCGTGACAGGCGTGACACCCGGCATGGGAGCGCATGTCACAAGAAGCGTCACGGTAGACGCTTGGCGTGACGCCGTGAAAGTCAAGCTGTCCATGGATAGTGATGAAGCGTTCCGGAAGGCGTGGGAACGCTTGAAAAACAAGCTCTTACGTCTCTGTGTCATCGGCATTGATGGAGGCAGAGTATGGCTCGCGTGACACACCTGTCACAGCGTGACATGTCCCAAATGTCACGGCGATGCGAGGGGCGTGACACCCTACGCTCCCCCCCTAAGGGGGAGCTAGGGGGTGTCACGACTACCCTCACCGATATCGCCGACCGGCTGGAGAGGTTAGCTCCGTCACACCGAAACCCTGAAGGGTACTTCGAGGCGAAGGCCGAGCTGGTGTTCGAGATCCGAGAGATCGCCGGAGCCGTGAGGAGGGCAGGCCATGTCCGGTGAACCCATGGCTTGGGTCCTTCCCGGCGAAAGTGCTTTGCGGGTACGTGGCCGCGAGATCTCGCTAGAGGCGGGTAAACCCGAAGCTAAACTACTGGAAGGTTTAGGCTGGAGGGTTGCGGCGGATGCATAGCCTGTTCCCGATAGAACCGCCAAAGTCCGTCTCGAAGGCGCAGTTCGCCACGATGGTCAACCTGTCGAAAGGGCGGATAAGCCAGCTAGTCGAGCAAGGCCTTCCGGTCGATCAGCACGGCAGGGTGATCATCGCCGAGGCGAGATGCTGGATGGAGGATAACCTCAACCCACGCCGGCGCAAGCATTCCGGAGGGCAGGGATCGGCCAGCGTGAAGGATCGTCGCGAGCAGGTCGAGCTGGAGAAGGCCGAGATAGAACTCCAGCGGCTGAAGGGCGATCTCATCGACCGGCGCACAGTCGAGCGGACCATCTACGGTCTGTCGCGAGCTGAGCGGGACGCCTGGCAGACATGGCCGCTGCGGATTGCGGCAGAGATGGCAGGCGAGCTTGGCGTCGACGAAGGCCTCTTGCTCGCCGTCCTCCGGAACAAGGTTCGCGACGAGCTGGAACGGCTCGCCGGACCTCAGGAAATCGCTACTGGAGAGCCGACCGATGAATGATGTCCAGTTCGTGACGGATATCTGGCGGCGCGGCCTCAGACCTTCTCCGGCAATCACCGTCTCGGAGTGGGCCGATGCGAACCGTGTCCTTCCACCAACCAGCGCCGAACCCGGGCCATGGCGCACCAGCCGCACCCCCTATCTCGCTGAGATCATGAACGCGCTCTCCGAAGGAACCGCTTTCGAACGGATCGTGGTCATGGCGGGCAGCCAGGTTGGAAAATCCGAGTCCGGCCTGAATTTCCTTGGTTGGATGATCGATCATGCTCCCGGCCTCGCTCTACTGGTCATGCCGAGCCTCGATATGACGAAGCGCAACGTCCGGACCCGCATCGATCCGATGATCAACAACACGCCTCGACTTGCGGAGCTGGTCGGTCCGCCGAGGGCGAAGGATGGAACGAACTCGCTCTTCCTGAAGGAATTCCCAGGCGGACAGCTGGTCATGACCGGAGCCAACGCTGGCAATGCCCTTCGCTCCACACCCGCCCGGTACCTCTTCCTCGATGAGATCGACGCCTACCCGGGCGATGTGGACAATGAGGGTGATCCGGTCGATCTCGCTATTCGACGAACCACAACCTTCCGCTCTACCCGAAAAATCCTGATGGTTTCGACGCCGACGATCGCCGGAGCCTCGCGCATCGAGGCGGCATACTTTGAGAGCGACCGCCGACAGTTTCATGTCCCCTGCCTTCAGTGCGGTCACATGGCTCCGGTCAGCTGGAGCCGCATCCAGTGGCCGGAAGGGGAGCGCGAGCAGGCTTACATGGTTTGCGACAAGTGCGGAGGCATAACAGAGAATGCCGACAAGCCGAAGATCCTCGCACGAGGGAGATGGATCGCGACCGCCACTGGCGATGGCAAGACGGCTGGCTTCCATCTTCCCGGCCTTTACTCACCCTTCGAGAGCTGGGGCAGCCAGGTCGTCGAGCACGGCAAGGTGAAGAACGATCCATCCCGCCTTCAGGTGTGGGTGAACACGGTTCTCGCCGAGACATGGCAGGACGTGGCAGCGGAGGCGATGCAGGAGGATGGGCTTCTCGCCAGGCGTGAACCGTGGACCGGCCGGCTTCCTGAGAAGGTTGTTCTGCTGACAGCCGGCGTGGACGTGCAGGGCGATCGGATCGAGGTTCAGGTGATCGGTTGGGCTCCCGGTGAGGAGAGCTGGATCGTCGCCTATGAAATTCTCCCCGGCGATCCGACAGGCGACACTGTGTGGCGACAACTGGACGCCTATCTCGGCCGAACCTTTGAACACAGCCTCGACGTTCCGCATCTTACAATCCGCGCCACCTGTATCGACACCGGAGGCTCCGCTACCCGCGCCGCCTACAACTTCATCCGCACCCGGCACGGCCGTCAGATCTGGGGCATCAAGGGGGCCAACACGCCAGGTGCGCCAGCGTGGCCGAGGAAGCCGAGCAACCAGAACAAGGGCAAGGTGCCGCTCTACAGCATCGGTGTCGATGCTCTGAAGGACACGATCGCAGCCAGGTTGACGATCACAGATCCGGGACCGGGTTGCATCCATTTCCCGTCGTTCCTGACAGCGCAGTATTTCAGCCAACTCACGGCCGAGCAGCGGAAGACCAAGTTCGTTCGCGGCCGGCCTCAACGTTACTGGGAGCCAAAAACGAAGGGAGCGCGGAACGAAGCGCTCGATACCTTTGGCTATGCCCTCGCAGCTCTCACCGGGCTCACCACCCTCGGCATCAACCTCGAAGCAGAAAAGGAGAGGATCGAACTGGCTGCGGCCGGAAAGACAGAACCTGCACCGACGAAAGTGAAATCCAAGTTCATGCGCCGCTGAAGGCGCGACCAACCATCAAGGACTAAGACAATGACACAGACCGTTACCGTACAGCTGAAAGCCCCGATCGCCGATGGCGCTCAGATTTACAATTCGCTGACATTCCGCCCCGCCAGGGCGAAGGATGCGATCGCGGCCGACAAGTACGAGAACAACTTCGAGAAGACGATCGCCATGCTCGCTTCTATGTCCGGAGTACCCTTCGCAGCATTTCAGGAAATTGAGATCAACGACATCAACTCGATCGTCGAGAAGGTGGCGAACCTGCTGGGGGAGCCCGCAGCGTCTCCGGTTGGAGGGACATCGTAGCCTTCATTGCTCACGAGCTATCAACTCCACTCCCCATGGTGGAGTTGATGCCCGTCGAAGACGTGCTCGCCTACTACCAGGCCGGCATCAAGATCCTCAAATCCAAGACGAAGAACGGAGCCAGGTAAGATGGCGGTGAAAAAGGAAGCTCAACTTGTCTTGAGCCTGTTCGATCGAGTGACCGGACCGGCCAAGGCGATCAATGGAACACTTGCGAGACTGAACGCCGCGGCGAAGCGCAACGCCGCGGCGCTGGATGCCATGCGCGGCCAGATGCTGGATGCGGTCGGCGCTGGCTATGCCTTGTATCGTGGCCTCTCCGCGCCGCTCAATGCGGCGATCGAATTCGAAAGCGCCATGGCCGATGTCCGGAAGGTTGTGGACTTCGAGACACCTCAGGCATTCAAGCAGATGGGAACTGACATTCGAGAAATGTCGCTCCGCATCCCCATGGCGGCCGATGCCATCGCCGAGATCGTGGCAGCCGCCGGACAATCCGGCATTGCCAACAGCGAACTGACGAAGTTCGCCGAGATCGCCGCAAAGGTGGGTGTGGCATGGGACATGTCGGCCGGTGAGACTGGTGAAGCGCTTGCCAAGCTGAAGACCGCCCTCGGCCGATCGGTGGAAGATACTGCAAGCCTCGCCGATGCCATTAACCATCTCGGCAACAACAGCGCATCCTCCGCTCCGCAGATCCTTGATGTGGTAAAGCGGGTTGCTCCGATGGCATCGCAGTTCGGCTTCACGGCGGAACAGGTCGCCGCTATCGGCGCGGCGATGACCGGCGCGGGCTTCGAAAGTGAGGTGGCCGCAACCAGCCTCCTCAATGTCGGCCGCGCACTAACGAAAGGTGCGAGCGCTACGCCTCGCGTCAAAGCTGCTTTCGATCGCCTCGGCCTTTCCGCGACTGGTGTGGCAAAGGCCATGCAGAAGGACGCGGTCGGGACGCTGCAGGATGTCCTTTCGCGGATCAATAAGCTGCCGGCGGAGGTCAGAGCCGCAGCGATCTCCGATCTCTTCGGCGATGAGGCCAGGGCACTCGGTCCGCTGATTTCGAACGGAGGCCTTCTGGCGGACACGCTGGAGTTGGTCGCTGAAAAGAGCAGATATGCAGGATCCGCGCAGGCTGAGTTCGAGAATGCCTCGCAGCGCACCGCGAATGCGCTCCAGCTGTTCCGGAACAGAGTTGCGGATCTCGGCATATCAATCGGCGACGCATTGCTGCCGGCGCTGAACAGTGTCATCGGCACGGTCGGCCCGATAGTCACCTCCATCTCCGAGCTTGCGCAGCGCTATCCTCAGATGACGGCGGCTATCACCGGCGCAACGGCCGCGATCATCGCCTTCCGCATCGCCACGACAGCGGCTCGCTTTGCCGGGCTCTATGCGGTCGGAGGCTTGATCAAGATGACGGCCTCGTTCGTAAGCCTCTCAGCCGTCCTCGGTACCGTGACTGGAGTGCTTGCCGGGATCTCTGCTCCGCTCTGGCTCGGCATTGCCGCAGCGGCCGCAGTCGTGGCCGGTGCTGGTCTCGCCCTCTGGCGGAATTGGGACAGGATATCATCGGTGGTAGCAGGTGCGGCGAGAGCGATCGGCGAGGAGCTGCAACCGGCGATCCAGTTCCTGAAGCCCGTCCTCGACCCGATAGCAGGAGCACTTCGCGCCATAGGAGACGCGGGCGCTTGGGTGGGGCAAAAGCTGAGTGGACTTGGTGAATGGCTGGGCTCTCTCTTCGAGCGGGACGTTCTCGGCTATCACCATCAACAGGCGATCCAGGCAAACGCATACAACGTCACCCGGCGCATTATCGACGAGTTCAAGGCAGCGGCCGGTCGGCTCTTCGAGGTC